CCAAGTCATTCAAATATGGATTTAATGAAGATTTAGATTGCGTTGTTATAAGTAAGAACGGACAGATAGGTGAAATATATGCTATACAAGGTTTGAAAATAGCACTACCGCCAGAGCCAAAAGAAATTGAATCTAATAGCAAAGTTCCAGAAGAGCAAGTTTTTACGCGGACTAAAAAGCCTGAAACGCTGGGGAAAATAAAAACATTATATGATTTTAAAAAGTATCCAGAAAATATTAAAGAAAAGTACTACGATTATATTAGCAATGAGTATAATAAGCGTAGTGATGGTCACTGGTTCATGTGCAACGGTGAAAGTCAATACATTACCGGTTCGCATTACGTCTACCTCAACTGGACTAAAATTGATGTTGGGCTCCCCGATTTTCGACAAGCAAATAGGATATTATACCTATTCTGGGAGGCGTGCTGTGCAGATACAAGAAGTTATGGAATGTGTTACCTTAAGAATAGACGATCCGGTTTTAGCTTCATGGCAAGCTCGGAAACTGTTAACCAGGCTACATTATCTAGAGACTCTAGATTTGGGATACTCTCAAAGTCAGGTGGAGATGCTAAAAAGATGTTTACAGACAAGGTTGTACCAATATCAACAAACTACCCATTCTTTTTTAAACCAACCCAGGATGGAATGGAACGTCCAAAGACGGAGTTATCCTACAAAGTCCCGTCTAAGAGACTCACTCGAAACTCTATTAAAGAAACGACGGATGACACGGAGCAGCTCGGGCTTGATACCACGATCGATTGGAAGAACACAGGGGACAACTCCTATGATGGAGAGAAACTTAAACTACTCGTCCACGATGAATCGGGTAAGTGGGAGAGACCGGACAACATCCTCAACAACTGGAGGGTCACGAAGACGTGTCTTAGGCTCGGAGCAAAAATAGTTGGAAAATGCATGATGGGCTCAACCTCTAATGCACTTAAAAAAGGAGGCGGGAATTTTAAAAAATTATATTATGATTCAAACGTCAACAAGCGAAACCGCAATGGGCAGACTGCTAGTGGATTATATTCTTTGTTCATACCTATGGAATGGAATTACGAGGGATTCATTGATAAATATGGATTTCCTGTCTTCGATAGTCCAGAAAAACCAATCGAAGGAATTGACGGAGAGCTTATCTACTCTGGAGTTATCGAGCATTGGGAGAATGAAGCAGATGGACTTAGAGATAATAACGATGGATTAAACGAGTATTATAGACAGTTTCCAAGAACAGAAAAACACGCTTTCAGAGATGAAATAGCAAAGTCTTTATTTAATCTTAATAAGATATACGAGCAAACTGATTTTAACGAAGACTTAACTAAAGAAGGTTATGTAACCACTGGATCGTTTAATTGGAAAAATGGAGTTAAAGATTCTGAAGTACAATTTTCACCGAATAAGAGCGGCAGGTTTAGGCTATCTTGGATACCCCCTGTGAATATGCAAAACAATATTATTGTAAAGAACGGTATAAAATATCCCGGTAACAAAGACATGGGTGCTTTTGGTTGTGATAGTTACGACATAAGTGGAACTACAGACGGCAGCGGATCAAACGGTGCGCTACACGGGTTAACCGCTTATAGTATGTTAGCTGAGGTTCCTAATAGTCAATTCTTTTTAGAATACATAGCTAGACCGCAAACAGCTGAAATATTTTTTGAAGATGTTTTAATGGCAATGATATTTTATGGCATGCCAATACTAGCAGAAAACAATAAGCCTAGACTATTATATCATATTAAAAGACGCGGTTACAGAGGTTACTCAATGAACCGGCCCGACAAAGTGCGCAGCAAATTATCTGTTACTGAAAAAGAATTAGGTGGTATACCAAACTCTTCTGAAGATATTAAGCAAGCGCATGCTGCTGCAATAGAAAGTTATATAGAAGATCACGTGGGTTTAAAAGAATCCGGTGATTATGGTAAAATGTATTTTCAAAGAACACTTGAAGATTGGGCAGGATTTGATATTAATAATAGAACAAAGTTTGATGCATCTATAAGTTCTGGTTTAGCTATAATGGCTTGCCAAAGACATTTGTATGC